GCCTTAAATCTTTTAAGACTTCATTTCTATTGAACATATTATTCTTTCCTGTAACTTGCTTTAATATTTTGTTTTTCTAATATTTTAAATCCGTTATTAAATAACAATTCTTCTGTTTTGTCGTGGTCGTACATCCAAATATCATCGTAAACAAAAACAGTTCCTGATACAGACCTTTCTAAAAAGAAATCTGTTTCTAAAGTTACTGATTTATTATCGTGGGGACCATCAAAAAATACAAAAGCATATTGATTTAAAAGTGTTTTTCCATCATTATATACAGGAACACCATCTGAATACCTATTGAAAAATTCGTAGTCTTCCAAACAAAAGAAATTAAAATTAAGACCAGAATCATAAGCATAATAATATAATGATGGAATAACACGATTCCTCATTTTATTATCATAATCAAATGTTTGCTTAGATGTAATTTCTTTTGATTGAGGATCTCCTTCAATTTTTCTATCTGGATTATGGATTGTCATATTAAGATTAGTACAATCAATCTCAATATTACCATATGGGTCAATACAGAACATTGACCTATTTGTATTATTGTTAATAACAAGAGTATCAATAATCATTTTAGCAGAACCACCTCTTCGTGTACCAATTTCAACAATTGCACCTTCAGTATTTTCTACTTTAGCAACAGCATTTACAAGAATTTCATACTCCTGTGAGTCTGTTCCGAAAACTTCTTCATCACTAAATCTAATAATAGTCATTTTTTTCTCCAAATAAAAAAAGGTAGCATAAGTTATATGCTACCTGTTAATCTTAATATTGTCAATACTAATGTTGTAAAAGATGTTAAAAATAACAAAAACATTAAAGCATAAAAACAAGCATCATACATTTTAGATATTTAGAGCTAGAGAAAAACAAGCAATAACAGTTAATAAAATAAACATTTTACCTATTAAGATTGCCGAAAACTTTTCTTCCTGTTTTTGTTTTAACATAAAATCTTGCATTTTAAGTTCCTTACAAAGTAGTTAATTTATATCCTAAAAATAGTACAGCACTGCCAGTAATAAGTAGTACACTTATTACTGCAAATAATGATTCGTATTTTCCTAAATTTTTATACATTTTTTCTTTCTTAAATTTAACTAATGAAGAATTTTACACATCTTATTTATAGAATATCTATAACACAACCTGATGAATCAATTGCCCTAACTCTTTTACCAGAAGAGTTAAAGCTTACTTGTTTCATACACTGAATAATGTATGGTTGAATGTTGTCAACCACTTGTTGGGTAATCCAGTTACCCATAGTGTCTTGGTATTGTATTTGAACTTGATTCATAATATTCTCCCTTCATTTGATATATATAATATATCAATATTATGTATCATTGTCAAGGTCTTTTTTTAAGTAAGAATGACTATATGCCATCATAAGGTATTTGAACCGATACACAAAACTATATTCAACCGGTTCAAATACCTTTACTATACGAACATAGTCATTAATTTTAATTGTGCCATCGTCCCCTGTGGTCATCGATGTGGATATGATTAAATCTTCCTGAATAGGTCCCAACTCCTCCACCCCAAGTTGTTTTCAGATAACGTGCAACTTGACTATATTTTCCCCGTGGTGGATTAAAGTCTACTGCACGACAATATCTGTGCATTGATGGTCTACCTGTTTTTATTACTGTTGCACCTGGACGGCAAGATGAAATAATACGAATCTTACCAAACTTAGATTCAACACTACGTAATTTATTTGCTACACTAGCTGGCATTTTGTGTCCTTTGAATTTTGTTAATCCAGAACGTGCCATCTTACTTTTACGTGATTTATAAATTCTTTTCTTAGCGTACCTTCTTTTCTTAGAATATACTTTTTTCTTAGCATATCTTTTTCTCTTAGAATATACTTTTTTCTTAGCATATCTTTTTCTCTTAGAATATACTTTTTTCTTAACAATTTTTTGTTTGTAAAATGCCGGTTGCCCATCAACCCATTTAATAGCAGCTTCTGCTTTTGTTGTTGTTAGTGAAACTAATACGCACACTAAAACAATAAGAAATCCTACTCCAATTGAGTAAAAACGATTAAACACTTTCTTTCTCCTCACTTGTTTAACTTACTGGCCAATACACACATCGTGCATAACCATAACTTTCTTTTATTTTATCATTAAAAGATAAAGGGTGTTGTTCAACATTACCAATACAAATATGAACATTTTCATCTTGCGATGGCAACATCCTAACTAATTTAGGATCGTCTGAAACAAATACTGTTCCGTGCTTTGAAGTCATTAACCAACCTTTATTTGATTTGTGGCGAACCATTTTAATTACAGGAGCACAGTCTTTTTCGTTACAACACCATTTATCATACCAATTATGCGAGTATGATTCTTGAATATAAACAAATCCAATAAAGTACAAAAAGGAAATAAGGATTAAAATAAACTGTGCTCCTTTACTCATTTACACCAATCCTTCTTCTTACCTTTCCCACCAATATATACGGCGGCGTGTTTGTTGTCAATTAATAATTTACTAAGAAGTTTACCATCCAAGGAGATATCCCCAACTATTCTTCCTCCGAACTTACCCCATTTTTTGAGAATAATTCTTACTTCTCTGGCGTTCTGGATTTGTTCTGTGGTAAAGTCTTTTGCTTTTTGTGCTTTCTTTCTCTCTAAATCACACTTTGCAAGGTGATTTTTCTCTGGTGTATCAACACCATCAATTCTTAGTTTGAGAGTTTTTTTAAGAGGGTCTGGTAAGAATTTTGCTTCAAATTCTACTGTGTCGCCGTCTACGATTTTAACAATCTTATAGTTATATTTTTTGTTATGTAGGAATATAAGAGATGATACCGATTCTAATCCTTGGACATCAGCATAACCTAAATAACCGGAACAAAAAATCCCTCCTGCTACAATAGTAGCAAAGATAGTTTTCTTTCTCATTTTAATCCTCTTCAATATTCTCCACATCATCAGCAATCACATACTGTGCATCACTATCTAATGGTTGATTAAACTCCAATACCTTTCTTACATTAATGATTCTTTCTTCAACACTTTTAATAGTTTTTCTGGTGTTTTCATCATTAAAGTCATCTTCTAAATCGTGAAGTGCTGCTTGTAAATTAGTATCAGCACAATAATCCACATGAAATTTTCTTCCATCCTTATCAGTGTATCGTTTTAAAGGAGGGAACAAAATTTCTTGGATTTGTTGAAGTTTTTCTTCTGCTGGAGTTTTAGGTTCTTTTTTATTAAAAGAACACAGATGTGCTAATAGTGCTGTGTCAAAAATTTTCATAATATATTTGCCTATTATCTGTTTCGTTTTCTACCAATATTATATTTTGCTTCTAGAACCCACTCACTTTTTTCTTTGTGAGGAATAATTTTAATTTGTCCCATAGGTGCTCTAGGAGATTCAATTTTTTCTAGGTTTACAACTGAAACCAAATCCCATTCTTTTAGAAGATTTACNATAGTATTTCTTCTACCTTTATCTTCATCAGAGAAATCAGTTGGTTTTCCATCAAGAGCAAANANCTCTTTAAAATGNACAATATAATATTTACCCTGTTTATGTAAAATATGACAGGATTGATAAAGTTTATTTTCTTTTCTCGAAGCAATACCAATGCGAGTTAAAGTCTCCTTTATTTTNAGGAAATCTTCGTCTTCAGCAATAGTCACTTCAACAAGATTATCTAGATTGCTCATTTTCTCCACCTTTTTGTAATTTTTCTTTAATTTTGTAGAGTTGTTCTTTAGTCAGAACTTTAACCGCTTGTTCTGCTTTCTTACGATTATATTTATAATAATCAGAAACTAAAGAAATATCATCAAAAGGTAAAGATTTATCTCTTTTAAAAAACCTTTTTCTTGCTTTTATAGAATAAAAAAGATAATCGTACTGCATTTTATCTTCTAGATGTCTGTTCATATTCATTTCATTTGAATAAAGAATAGTATCTAGATAGTTAGAAAGGACTTTATTTGTCCTTCCTGCTATATATTTTTCATCAGAATTAACTTCTAAATATTTTTTATCTCTTGTTATACTATTTTCATATCTCCAATCATATTTATACATCGTCTAAATTATCTTCAATTACTTCATTTTGTTGTTTCATACTCTCAGTAACAATAGTATTGAACTCTTTTTGTGTCATTTCAACTCTATTGTCTGTGTTTATTTCTTGTTTACAATATGCAATTTCAGCATCGTTCCACTTTCCTGTGCTACCAATTTTGTACTGATATACATATCTATTACCAAGAGGGTTGTCTTGATAAACATCAAGAACATTTAAAACTCTAATGGCTGTAATATTTTTTGTCATAATAACCTCACTTATCTAAAATTTCACATTCTACCATAACTTCAACTAAAAATGCCATAAAGTTAATCTCTGCATCTGCAACAAATGCATTTTGATACTGATATTTACCAAGTAAAATAATTAGGTGTGGTAAAGTTTGCTTTGTAAAATATTCAGCACCGTGTTCATAAAACTGTCTATATAACTCACTCATATCACAATCTGAGTTGTTGTACAACCAATTCCTTAACATTGGATAATTTTTCTGTTTGAGAATAGAAATCAATTCTGTAATAGAAGTTTCTTTTACATCAACAAGAATACCAGTATCAATTTTTCCTGAGGAAGAGTATCTTTGTAGTTCGTTTAGAACTCTTCTAAAATCAGGAAAATATTTTTGAATGATTTCAGCAATCACACTTCTTTCATATTCTATACCTTCATTTTTAAGAATCATTTCAATTCTTTTCATAAAGCACATAGCAAGTTTAACTTTATCATTTTTGTTAAAGTTAAAATCAATTACTGTACATCGTGAATGTAGAGGTTGAATAATTCTGTTTTTAAAGTTACAGGTAAGAATAAATCCACAATTTTTAGAGAACTCTTCCATAAAATTACGAAGAGCAGGTTGTGTTGAATTGGCATTTAGATAATCTGCTTCATCAAGAATAATATACTTCTTACCACCATATAGAGATACTGTTGAAGCAAAATTATGAATTTCGTTTCTAAGAGTATCAATATTACCATTTAATGAACCATTGATAACTAGATATTCACACTCCAGTTCAGTGAGAACTGCTTTTGCAACACTTGTTTTTCCAACACCAGAGGTTCCAGATAGAATCATATTTGGAACTTCTTTTTTATCAACAAAAGATTGAAAAACAAATTTCATATTATCAGGCAAAATAGTATCCTTTACAGACTTTGGCCTGTAAAGTTCGGTCCACAAAAACTGTTCCATTTTATTTCCTCAATTAATTCATCACACTTTGATGATCATAACGAATCCAATACTCAATAACATTACCATAGAACTTTGCAACACCTTGTCCTAAAACAATCCTATAGTCATCACCAAGTATTTTAATATTTTCTGCTAAGAAAATTGCTTTAAAGTTATTGTCAGTTTCACCAACAATAATCTCAAAGTTATTACCAGAGTCTACTTTCACATCACAGACAATCATTTTTAGTTTACCATCTTTTCCTTCAAATACAATATTAGGAACAGATAGAACAGATAATGCTTTTTCTGCATCTTTTAGATTTTGTGATGTTATATTAAATTCTGCTACTTGTGGATCTGTAGTCAGTTTATGTTCTGGTATAACACATTTACTAATAAGTTCTTCATCTACATACATATAATTAATAGATCTGTTACCATCAGTAATAGTAACATATGATTCTTGGAAAATCAACTCTGGTTCATAAAACATTGATAAACAAGAGATAAATTTACTTAAATCATAAACTGCAAAGTTTCGTTCAAATGGAATTGGAAGATATGCCTCTGCAATAGTATTTCTTGATTCTGAAATAACACCAATCTTATTTCCCTTTTTTACAGAAAGGGATAAACTGTTTTGTGCAAAGTTTTTCAAAATATTAATAATATTCTTATCAATTTTCATAATATAATCCTAAGTTATCGCTTTTTATTTTTAGAAAGATTAGAAGGATCTGCTGTTGCAGCAGCACCAATCGATGCAAGGTCTGCAAGAGAACCACCAAAAATATATGAACCAACATGTTGAAGTTGCATCCAAGGACACAACCAAGTTTTAAGTCCTGCTTCTTGTG